GCGGTGCGGACCATGGGAGGAAACAGGCCCAATCCCGCGTGGTGCTGCTGTCGTGCGTCTGCCGGCCGAGAAAGACCTGCAGGAAGCCATCTGAGCAGGAAAACCCGAACTCGCGCTTGTTGACCGTCCAGTACCAGTCGCGCCCCATGCGCTGAATTGTAGCCTCGTCCCAATAGCGAGCGGACGTTTTCTCGCGATACGGCTTAACGGCCCATGCAGGCAGCGCCGTGATGAAGGTGTGCCCGAACCCGCTCACCCTCGCAACCCGAAGACAGAATAACCGCCAGAGGTCGGTAGCCCCGCCTGTCACGAGCATAGGTGAATGGGCCGATGTACTTGTCGTTGTCGCTCCAGCGACGAGCTTGTGCCATTTTCAGATCCTCACGTCGGGGTTGAGGGGTTGAGATTATGCGGCGGCCGGCGGGCCATCCCGCCCGATCGTGCCCAGCGGCTCCGGCTGGTCGGCGATCAGTGCTTGCTCTTCCTCGGGGTCGACGTCGTCCATGAGAACGCCGCGGCGCTTGAGCTCCTTCAGGAACGTCACCTGACTGATCTGGCGCGCATTGACCGCCGCAAGCAGCGTGGTCAGGTCGGCCGCGTCGCGCATCGAAATGCCAAAGTCCTTGTTGACCTCGATCGAGCCGCCGGCATCTTTGCCGAGCCCCATGAATTCGGCCATGAAGCCGAACGCAGCTTCGAGCGCGTCCTTCAGATTGTCGGCCATCATCGCCAGCGGCGAGTTCATCTTGGCCTGGTCGATCGCGGCACCCGTGGCCGATTCGCCGCCGGGCTTGGGGATGAGAAGCTCGAGCCCCAGCGTCTGCATCTGGAAGACGAGGTTGTTCAGGTCGTCGTTGCCGGCGCCGATCGCCGCGCCAGTGTGCTCGACATAGCGCAGATCAGCATCCGGGTTGGATGACGAGGTGTAGGACCCTGCTCCCACCTGCAGGTCGTCGTCCTCGCCGAGACCGGACGCGAACAGGATCGGCACGCGCGCGACGTGGAGAATGTTGCGCTGATCGGACTGCGACTGCCAGTGCGCAAGGTTCGTGTGTGCCAGATCCTCGATCGGGCACTCGCCCATGAAGAAATCGGTGCGGTTGAGGTAGACCGGGATCAGCGGGATTTCCGTCACCGACATGGTGCCGAAGTCGATTTCGATCCACTCTTCCTTGCCGTCGTCGGCCTTCTGCTTTTCGAACAGGCGCCAGAAGACGCCGCCGTCCATGCGGTCGAACACCTTGACCTGGTCGACTTCCTGGTCGGCGAATTCGTTGTCCGGATCGTCCTTGGCCGCAACGATGCGGATGCGCACCTGAATGAGCGTCTGCGCGCCATTGATGACGCGGGTCTTGAAGCCCAGCACGTCCTCGGCGCGGATCATCAGCACATAGGGGCGGATGTTGGCGCGCTGTTCGTCGGCGCGGGTGGCGCCTTCCATGGCCTTCGGCATGTCGACCAGCAGGAACTCGATGCCGGTCTGCATGGCGCACGAAAAGACGTGGTGCGCGAAATTGTTGATGTGCTGCCCGGTCAGGTCGATGTTTTCGGCATAGGCCTTGATTTTGGCCGGCACGTCGTCGCCGAGCTTCACGGGCTTGGTGAACACCTTGCCCGACATGTCCTTGACCGTCTTGCGGAAGCCGTTGAATAGAAACGTGCGCTTCAGGCGGTTCTCGTAGGCCTGATCGGATTCGCCCGGCTCCTGCGGGAGGTAGTTGGTTTTCTGGCGCCGCATCGCCTCGGTGCCGCCCATCAGCGTGCGCGGGAGAAGCCACTTCTTGGCGGCCTCGATCTGGCTTTCCGTTGGGGTGGCGACTGTCGTCATATCAGAAGCTCCCGGCTCCGGGTTCTGGTACGCCGGCGGACCTCTTCGAGCGCGTAGCGGCAGTTGTGGACGATCAGTCCGCCGTTGACCGCAAAGCAGTGAGTGTCATCGACTTCGAGATTGTAGACGTCAGCCTTGCCGAGCGGCGTCACGCTTTTCACGCGCACGAAGGCGATTGGCGCATGCCCTGCCGCATGTGCGGATTTTGGCGTAGCGGTTGGAGTTGAAAGCATTACCGCACGCCTCGCAGGCTTTGGTCACATTGTCGGCGCCCGAGGCGCGACGAAACGCCGACTTGCAGGCGTTTGAACAGAACCTGTTTATGCCGTTCGGCTTCGCCTCGAAACTGATCCCGCACTGTTCGCAGACGAAGACTTTCGGCTCCAGATTGGCGGCTACCTCTCGCGCATGTTGGGCATGCCACGCGCGGCCCGCATCCGATCTGTGCCATTCGCTCGCCTTCGGTCTGGCGTTCTCCGCCAAATTCCGGCGGGACCATTCCAGCCATTCCGGGTCTTCCTTGCGGGCCGCCCCGTGCAGCCGCCCATGGTCAGACGCCGACAGCGCCAGCAAATTGTCCGGCTCGTTGTTGGACTTGTCCAGGTCGCGATGGTGAACATCGAACCCATGAGGGATTGGCCCGTTGGCCTTCTCGTAGGCATACCGATGAGCCCGCAGGTTCAGTGTGCCATTCAGATAGTAGCCGGTCTCTTCGTCGAGGCAAAACGATAGGCCGTCGATCACAATATGCTTTGGCTTTTCCATCCGCATATCGTAGAGCATCTACAGATGCAGATCAAGGATTTCGTCTTCCTGAGTGAGTTTTCCTGCCTCTTTCCAGCCCGTGCGAGTTAGCACGACATGATCCGCGGTGAGGTCTATGGACCGCCCATCCTCAAGCTCAATGCGCACCACGTCGGCATTGGCGCGCGTCATCCTCACATCAGAATAGGACCGGATGCAGGCTTCGCCCGTGTCTGGGTCGACAGAGTGAACCATGCCGCTGGTGCCGACCAGACTTGAGATCGGCGCCGGCCCGTCGGCAGTCTCGACCACCGTCCCGCCGACCAAACAGGCGTCGATGACATGATTTTCCTTGTCGGCCAGGACGGAGGTGACTTCCTCGGTGTGAGGATCGACCTTGTAGGAATAGAACTTGAACTCATTCAGCGTGTGCTTGCAGCGCGGGTGGATCACGATGTCGAACGTCTTGAGGAACTCGACACCTTCCTCGACCGATCCGGCTCCCTTGATCGCCGGCGTGATCCGGGGAAAACCGTGCTTCTGCATGTAGGAGATGGTTTCAGGCCGCGCGCTGTCGGCGCGGATCGTGAACTCGGTCGCCTTCGGGATGCCCTGCCATGCCTCTTTTTCGGCAACGGTCAGGCTCTGGAACGCGGCCCGGTTCTTCGAATTGACCTCTTCGTTCTGCGTGCCGGCAAACAGGAACGGCGTCTTGTCGATGTCGCAGCCGACGGCATAGGCCTCATAGTCGATGAAGATCGTGCGGCCGACGATGAACATGCGGACCAGGACAGAGGGATCCTGAGCAAAGCCCCAATCGCCGCCGAAGTAGAAGATCGTGCCGGCCGGCGCCTCGAACTCCTGCTCGCGCCAGTTGCGGAACACGGCTGCCGATGAGGCGTTGGCGTAGGCGCCTTCCCAAACGTGGTTGTAGAGACCGGGATCGGACCGCTTCTTGTCGCGCTCCATTTCCTTCCTGAGAACCTCGGGAAAGAACGGGTTGTCGCGCCAGTTGACCTGGATGGTCATGATTTCCGGATCGTCGATCGCGTCCGGACCGCGAAGGAATGTGTCGACCGGATCGGTCGGTGAGTTCGGGTTGTACGTGTAGAGCAGATATGACCCGGGCTTGCGGATCGTGGGGCGAAGCAGCGTCAGAGAGCGCTGGGAAAGCGACTGCGCCTCTTCCGGCCAGGCAATGTCGTAGCCCTCGAGCGACTTGATCGAGTCCGCCGTGTGGTTCTGCATGCCCTGAAAGATCGCGTGCGATCCGTTGTCAGGCACTTCGATGTAGCGATCCGTGATCCGGAACCGATGCGACAGGCCCATCACCCTGATCTTGTCTTCCAGCAGCCGTTTGACCGACTGCTCGAGCGACTTCTGGATCTCGCGGATGCAGACGACGCGCGTCTCTTGCGCCGCCATCGCCTGAACGACTTCCTCGGC